TGCGGCAGGGCAACGCAGGGCAACGCGGGGCGAGGTTCGGCAAGGCAGTTGTGGCTGGGCGGGGCAAGGTCCGGCGAGGCTCGGCAAGGTCCGGCAAGGCAAGGCAGTTATGGCTGGGCGGGGCACGGCAAGGCTCGGCAAGGTCCGGCAAGGCAGTTGTGGCAAGGCGCGGCGAGGAACGGCATGGCTAGGTTGGGCGAGGCAAGGCAGTTATGGAAAAACCAGAGGAGAATAAGGATGGATGAATTTACCCGCGCATTCAATAATATGCACTTGGCCCTGCAAATTAGCCGGGTGGGCAAGTGCCTCGAAGCGGCAGACGCGGCCCAGTGCCCGGACTTCAAAAAAATATGGCGCGACAAGGCCAAGGCCCTCCGCCAAACCTACGAAAGGGAGCTAAACTGATGACCAAAGAAGAACGCAAGGAATTCCAAACTTTGATGAAGCATATTGATAACCCGTCCCTTTATACGCTCATTATGCAAGGCTGGGCCAAACGGGCCCGTTACCTTTACCCGAAACCCAAGTGGCGGTTTGCCCGTAAAAATAAGTTGACAACATTTCCGGCCTCCTTTACATAAAGGTATGTAACTTTTAACATAAGGAGTCAAAATAATGAAGTACACACGTGAGCAGAGAATTGGAACCGATGGCTACAAGTACACAAACAAGCCCCAAGTTTCTAGCGTTTTCAGCGCGACCTCCCTCGATGCCCTCCAGTTGCGAAAATTCCGTACGCAAAAAGGCTGGAGTTTAGCTGTTCTCGCAGAGGCTTTGTTTCCTTGGTGCACCAAAAACAAAAGCCTTAACCCGGCGGCTTTGGCTTCCCTACGCAACCAAATCTCGCGCTGGGAAACAGGGAAGCGCGAGATTAAACCCCACCTCATTCCGGCTTTTTGTTTAGCCTTCGGAATAGAGCCGTCCCAGTGGAACCCTTTTGGGGCCGAGGAGAACACAGATGTTTTACGGGAAAACGGAGGCTTTGTTGAGATTAACCCTAAATGGGGAGACTATATTTCAAAAAGGGTTGACCATACTTTTAATTACCAGATTCCCGAAAGGGTCTGGGATGTGAGGGCTTGTTTAGAAAATGAAATGGAGGGCTTTGGGTTATCAGGCCCAACCCGGGTTTATTTTAAAAAGAGAAGGGCCGTTCATCCAAACGGCGGCTTGACCGAGAAGGAGGGACAGCTCCTTAAAGCCCTTTTAGACAAAGCAGGGCTTTCTTTATACACAGCCTTTGATCTTGAAGATGTTTCGTTGTCCCCGTCCCGTGAGTTGTCCCCGTCCCGTGAGTTATGACCGTCTACGACGAAACCCTACTGGGGGCGGCGGAGTTGCGGAGGCAAATCAAACTTTCCGGCGGTTTGAAAATGGGCGAAACAAGTTGCACAAAAAACGACGTTATCGGGGAATATGCCCACCCGATGGGCGCGGTTTGCCCAGCTTGTCGCGGCCTTGGTTATTTTCCCAACAGGAAAAACTGGTCCCATGAGCCTTGCCAAAATTGTGACAGCCAAGGAGTGATAGATGTTTAAGTTTGCAATGGTAGTCGTCATTATGATGGCCGGAGCAGTTCAGGCTGACCCCGTACAAAAACATTGTTTGGCCGAGGCGATGTACTTCGAGGCCCGAAACCAAGGCTGGAAAGGAATGCTGGCGGTGGGGGTGGTTATCCAAAACCGCGTCAAAGACCCCAGGTATCCATCTAGTATTTGTAGCGTCGTCCGGCAGGGCAAATACTGGCAAGGCCATCCGGTGAAGCACAAGTGCCAGTTCTCATATTATTGTGATGGCAAGCACGAGCGGCCTGCAGAAAAACAAGCGTGGAAGGAGGCTAGCGACATCGCAGGGTTGCTGGTTGCAACGGACGTGGTTGTGGAAGGGTTGGAGGACGCGACGCACTATCACTGCACGACGGTTCAGCCCCCATGGGCCACGGGTCTGGTTCTGCTGCAAAGGGTTGGAGATCACAAGTTTTACAAGTAGTCCTATCATCCTATCATTCATATCACTATTATATGAATTCTATGAAAAAAAAAAAACTAAGTGCCTGAGTCCAGAGACGATAGAGACGATAGAGGTGATAGGAAATCGTAAGCCACAGTTATATAAGGATTTTTTGGATTTTTTTCCTATCACCTCCAAGCGATTCTATCACCCGTGGTGATAGGTTTTGGCTACTTTTTACTGTTTTCAGGTCCGATTAACTGTTATTATCTGAACGATAGGTGATAGGAGGTGATAGAGGACTGATTCTAAAGGATAAATTGTGTTTTGGAGGGTATTTTACCATGGCTAAGGAAATTCAAAAAAAGGCCCTGACGCGGGGGCCAAATCGAAAACTAACGCGGCGGCAGGAAAAGTTTGTAAAAGAATTGGTTTCAAATGATGGGCTTATCACCATGAGGGAAGCCGCCATAAGGGCTGGATATCCAAGTGCAAGTGCCCACACGAGGGCTTACGAACTTTGTAGCCCTAACCATTGCCCGCACGTTGTGAATGAAATTGCACGGTATAGAGACGAATTAGACGAGATGTATGGAGTCAATTATAAACGCCATATTCGAGACATGCAGAAGTTGAGGGATGCTTCATTGGCGGCGGGTGCCTATAGTGCGGCGGTGCAGGCGGAAAAAAATAGGGGTTTGGCAGAGGGCTTGTATGTAAGTAAATCAGAAATTAGAACAGGGTCTATAGACCAAATGAGTCGTGCAGATGTGGAGAAAGAACTTGAACGAATTCGAGAAAATTTTGAGCCAGTTATCAACATCACGCCCACAAAAGTCGAAGAACCGGATGCCGCGAGTGGGCCTGAAGAATCGGGAGGCGGGGTTATGGAAAATGATATCACAAGGGTTGAGTTCAACGAGCAGAAAAATTGAAACCACCCGATTGGAGAGTTGGGCAATTCCTGGGGTTCCCGATGTCCTATTATGCTCGGAAAGCGGTCGCTTCAGCTTTCTTGAACTTAAAGCGACAAAAAGACGCGCTGGTAAGATCGATTTATCCCCACACCAGTGTAGCTGGCTGTCTCGGCATTCTGGCGGGCCTTGTTTTATTATTGTGCGCGACCCTTCTTTGGCTATTAGCGTTTACGCTGGTGCCGATGCTGTTGCTCTTCGCATGGATGGCCGTCCAGCCGTACCGCCTTTGGCTGCGTTTGAAGAGCCGTACAACTGGGAAGAATTTTTCGCGTTGACTTGTCCGATCTGATTCTTTATAAATAAAGTCCGATAAATTTATATAAAAGGGAAAAGAAATGAGTTTATATATTCAACTAAGAGATGAATTATCCTCTACCGAAGAGGAACTCACCGTCCGTCAATACTGGATTAAGGCAGATTCTATTGAAGTTCTTGACCTTGAAGGCGAAGGTGTTATTGGTGGCTTGAGCCGGACAGCAAAAGATTCTGATGCTGTACTTAGACGTGATGATGGTAGATCACCCACTAACGGTGTTGCTTATCTTGATTCAAAAACAGGGGTGTGGAGAATTATTGATCAGGAAGGCGGAAAGTTTTTTTTGGGAGGCAGACTTTTTGAACATAGAGGTGTAGCTTACCCTGTAGAGTCCCACGAAGAATTGGAAAAATTAGATCTTGGATATGATTTTCTGTTTATTCGGGACAGGTTAATGCAAGGTTGCACTCTCGGAAGACCGGGAGTCTGAATGATGGAATGGTTGACCGACTACCTCACGAAATGGATAGAAAAACTCGCAATTTGGTTGGACAAACAGGAGGAGTCTAAGGATGAGAAAACTAACAAAAATTGAACAAAGAAACGCTGACGTTTTGGGCGACGTGGCTCTATTCCATGTGACAGGAACGATCCTGAACAAGAACATACAGGACTGCAATGTGGCATTGCGCGACTTGTTAAAGCGCGAAGGTGTCATTGATTACGACGACCTGAAGGCTGGCGACAAGGTGACGCTCGAAGGCGTCTACGCGGACGGCGCGGAAACAAAAATTAGTGCGTATAGGGCGAAGACACGCGGCGACAAGCGTATCTGGTTTAACAGTCTAAAGAACTACGCCGACGCGGGAGATATTATGGCGCTAGTGATACGCTCGGGAAAACTGGTGATTCAAAACGTAACGAAGGGAGTTGCCGTCGCCGTGTTTGTTGTAAACTTTGCCGAACCCGTTATAAAAATGGCGTTTTGAACTAATTTTTTAAAAAAACGCTTCCGTAGCGGCTCACTGAGTGGCCGACTCCGGCCTCTTGGGTACTAAACTACCCCTAAAAACCCCCGTTTTAATGCGGGGTTTTTTATTTATTTATATAGTTGTGCGATAAAACATTTTCCTATATTGTCCCATACAGCGGATGGGGTTGTCCCACTGTTTAACCTAGATAGGAGTCAAAAATGTCTACTCTTTTATATAACAGCGCAACGGATAACAAAGTTGAGCGCGATTATCTCGCAAATTTGCAAACGCCCGCCCCTCTGGGTTCGCGTCATGCGCCCTACCCTTTTTATAATTTTGCAACGGATACAGTAAACGCTATCGAAAACGCGGGTTTCACAATCGAGTCTGAAGACTACGCGATAACTAAGGACGAGAATCGCATGTTCGGCTTGCTGAATGTGTCCCGTCCGGTTGTCGCGGATTCGTCAACGTTTGGCGTTCCGGCATTGCACAAGCCGGATTGGAATATGCTGGTTGCGTTGCGCGGTTCGCATGACCAAAGTATATCTCGTGCCTTGGCTATCGGTTCGCGGGTGATTGTTTGTAGCAACTTGTGTTTCCATGGCGATTTGGGAATCTGGAACAGCAAACAAACCACAAACATTGCACACCGGATTCCGGAAATGGTGCGTGATGCCGTGAGCGGTCTAGGCCATGCGGGCCAGCGTCTAAAGGTAGACTTTGATCGCTTTAATGATACGAAAATAACCCGCGACTCCGGCGAAAATGTGCTTGTAGATATACACCGCCACGGTGGATTCAGCGGCTCACAACTAGCCCGGGCGTTGCAGGACTGGGATAAGTGCAGCGTTGAGGAACACACCGCCAACGGGCGTAATTTGTGGTGGTTATTTAACTCAGCAACTCATGCATTAAAGCCAACAGGCCAGAACATAAACCATGCGGACGTGCAGGACCGTTCCACCATTGTCTATAATAAAGTAGCCAACGCGGGCCAATTGCTGGCCGCATAAATTACCCCGCATATTTTGGGAACTAGGCCCGCCATTGCGCGGGCCTTTTATTTTCTTGTATGTATGGGATTAATCGCATATAAATAAGGCCTAACAATCAAATAGGAGTCGAAAATGATGATTAAAGTTTATGAGCTGCGCTATTCTCAGCAGGGGCAAAAACCCGAATCGGGTCCGGTACTGGCTACATTGTGGAAGCGTCCGCCCATTACTAAAATACCAAGCGATTGTGTTTGTGTGGCTACAATGATGACTCTTACTGAAGCTGAGTCTGTTTGTGAATAAGGAGTCTTATTGATGATTAAATCCGTTAGGAAACTAAAACGCGCCCTTAAACGTGGCGATTACGCTGGAGTCGTTTTATATGCTGGCCCGTCGCGCATCGATGGTGCGCCCATTGTCGCGATAGCTTGCCGCATTGCTGCGGCCAGCGGCAACGCAAAAACCGGCGCAATGGTGCAAACGTTTATCATGCGCTCAGATATTCCACCGCATGAGGCCCTAAAAACCGGACAAGATTCCAGTGTTTGCGGAGATTGCCCGCTAAGGCCTATTAATAAAGGCGCGACTCGCTGTTACGTTCGAGTCTATCAGGCCCCGCGTTCTGTTTATGAGGCATACCAGCGCGGGCGCTATGCAGTTGCGGGAGTCGATTTCGACGCGGCGCTATTGCCGGAAATATTCGCAGGCCTCGCGTTCCGCATTGGCTCATATGGTGACCCTGCCGCAATTCCTCCGAATGTCTGGCAACGTGCAACGCGATACGTAAAGAGTCGCACGGGGTACACGCACCAGTGGACCAAAAGAATCGGCGCTAGCCTAAAAAATTTATGCATGGCTAGCGCCGACTCTGAGTCGGACGTGGTGCGGGCCAATGCTAAAGGCTGGCGAGCATTCAGAGTCCGCAAACATGACGCGCCAACATTGGCAACGGAGTCGATATGTCCAGCATCAAAAGAAGGCGGGCAGCGAGTCCAGTGTGATTCATGCGGCCTATGTAAAGGCGCAACAATTGCGGCGCGCAATATCGTAATTGCGGACCATGGAATCATGGACTCCCGCCGTCGATAACTGGCCCGCATATCTTCCGAAACTGGCCCGCCTTAGTGCGGGCCTTTTCTTTTGTCTCATTGTCCCCAGGCGACTCCGTTTTATTTAGTGAATCACGGCCCGGGCCGCCCGCCCCTTGGGGGCTGAATCGTATGACGCGGTGCATGGTGCATGGTGCATGGTTCGTGAACCGTTGCCCGTCTATAACTGGCGCGTGGTCCTGCCTGCGTGGTCCTGCCTGCGTGGTCCTGCCTAGCTGGCCCGTGGCGCTAGGGGCCCGCGCCGTCGATTTTAACCACGAAAACCGCAGAAAACCGCCAAAAATCCCGAATCTGGACCCATGGGGGGAGAGGCGGCGGCTTCGGCCTTGTTTCTTAGAAACGATCCTGTGAAAAAACATATCGGTTAACGGGTAAGTAATTTTTGCAAAATTTAACCTGTTCAAGTAATGTTTCACGTGAAACAATTCCGGAAAAGGGTCCCCTATGCTTCGAGCTGAGACACCCGAAATTTCAGACCGCCGCTTAAAGCTTGAACTTCGTTTGGCGCAGATGGGGGAGGTAGAGGGGTGTCGTAAAGATTTTTTAAAATATGTACGAAAAGTGTGGCCTGAATTTATTACAGGGGCCCACCACAGGATGGTTGCAAAAAAGTTTGAAGCCATAGCCACGGGGGAAAATAAACGTCTCATTATCAACATGCCCCCGCGTCATACCAAATCTGAGTTTGCAAGTTACCTTCTTCCTTCATGGATCATTGGCCGTGAGCCGCGAACCAAGATCATCCAAACCACCCATACTGCGGAACTGGCTGTCAATTTTGGAAGAAAGGTAAGGAACCTTATTGATTCGACGGAGTACCAGAATATTTTTGATGGCGTGGCTTTGCAGGCGGACAGCAAGGCTGCGGGGCGCTGGTCCACGAACCACGGGGGTGAGTATTTTGCAGCGGGTGTCGGGGGTGCCATTACCGGTCGCGGTGCGGATCTTTTGATTATTGACGATCCGCATTCCGAGCAGGATGCGCTTTCGGAAACGGCCATGGACCATGCCTATGAGTGGTATACTTCGGGTCCCCGGCAGAGGCTCCAGCCCGGTGGGGCGATTGTCATTGTTATGACCCGTTGGTCGTTGCGCGATCTGACGGCAAAGGTGATCAAGGCTCAGGGTTATGCGGAAAATGCGGACCAGTGGGAGGTTATAGAGTTCCCGGCACTGATGCCGTCTGGAAAAGCCTGCTGGCCGGAATACTGGAATCAGAAGGAGCTGGAGGGGGTCCGGGCTTCCCTGTCGGTTGCCAAGTGGAATGCCCAGTGGCAGCAGAATCCGACTTCGGAAGAGGGGGCGATTATCAAGAAGGAGTGGTGGCAGCGGTGGGAAGAGGACGAGGTTCCGCAGCTTGAGTACATTATACAGAGTTACGATACGGCTTTCAGCAAGCAGGAGACGGCGGATTACTCGGCCATAACGACGTGGGGGGTTTTTTATCCCAAGGAGGGTGGGTCCCCTAACTTGATACTTCTGGATGCGAAAAAGGGGCGCTGGGATTTCCCGGACCTGAAGAACAAGGCTCTTGAGCAGTACAAGTTCTGGGAGCCGGAGACGGTCATTGTTGAGGCCAAGGCGACGGGGATGCCGCTGACGCATGAACTGCGCCAGATTGGAATTCCGGTTGTGAACTTTACACCGAGCAAGGGAAACGATAAACTGACCCGGGTCCATTCGGTTTCGCCGCTTTTTGAAAGCGGCATGATATGGGCTCCGGATGAACGTTGGGCGGATGAGGTTATCGACGAATGCGCGGCTTTTCCCAACGGCGAATATGATGACCTTGTTGACAGCACGACGCAGGCCCTGATGCGTTACCGTCAGGGTAACTTCGTACAATTACCGAGTGATGACTGGGTGGATAACGAGGAATCCACTTATTTGCGGAGTTATTATGGCTGACTTACCTGAACTCATAATAGACAATCCAGGTGGGGACTGGCTCCAAAGGAAGTTGGAGGAAGCCCAGGAGGACTATCGGACAGCCCCTTCAGGTTCCTCTCGTAGAAATCTTGGAGGCAGTAACGTTACAGGGTACTGGCGCGGTGCTTCGGACAGAACCGGGATCTGGAACCTTTCCCCCGGTCTTCTCAAGGATATCCCTGGTGCTCTGGGGGAAGAGGCTTTCAGAAACGATTCTGTAAAGTTGCGTATGCTTCAGGAATCCATAAAAAAATCAGGGTATGACCCCTCGCAGGCGACAATTCTTATTCAGGTAAGAGAAGACGGAAAACCTTTTATTGTAGAAGGCAACCACCGTGTTGCGGAGGGTCTTTTATCCGGGCGTTCGACTATTCCTGTTGAGATACAGTACCTGAGAGGTGGGGAGGCGGCGAAAGGCCCCCTGTCTCCGGAGCGGTTGCGACAGGCAAACGAGCCCCGGTCCCCGGACAAATCTAAGTTACCCGCCGTAATTGACGCTGCATCCGCAGCTTCCCAGCTTGCACGGACACAGGCTGACGACCCACGGCCCAAGGGACTTCGCAGAGGCCTTGGTTCTTTAAAAAGGGCCCCGTGGATGGCTCTTGCCCAGATGACGTGGGAAAACCTTACGCCCAAACAAAGAGAGGTCGCAGAGCAGTACGGAAAGGAAGCTTACGGAAGTTTTGAAGATGCGTGGAAGGCCGCTTCTGCATGGTCTGAAAGAAACAGGTTTCCGACTGGTGTCGAGGGTGGTCTTCAATGGGTCATGGATCGTCTGGGTTTTTCAGAAACACCGGCACAACTAGATGACTTTTTTGAAAACATGGGTGAAGATGGCGTGGGTATTGAATACCCGGAGTTGTACGAAGCACTTGAACGTTATACCTATGGTGTAGATTCTACGGGTTTGGTAGATGCTTTTAATGACCCGCGATATCCGGAGTATAAAAAAGTCCTGCAGATAAACCTTAGACGAATTTTTCCTGAAGGTAAAATTCCAGTACAACGCGTAGAAGGCTATATTGGACAATACACAGAAGACCACGATGGAAAGCGGACGTTTCTGGAACGTCCCAAGAGAACCCGAACACGGTTTGAAATATCCCCAGAAGACGTTATTTTTAGCGGCCTTGAGGGCGAATCCGAGCTAATTATAGACGGAAAGAAGTATGGTTACGACCGTGATTTCTTATCTGTCAGTATTAAGCCAATGGACCCTGAGCGCAAAGCCTCCGGCGGCTTCGTAGACAAACCTTTATATCAAGACGCAAGGATGATAGGCTAGGTCATGGCTGATAATGAACTGGCTGCATTAATACCGGACCCAAAACCTTCCTGGCTTATACGGGCCATGGACCCTGAATCTCCTCTTCATCCAGTAGAGGGCGCGGCACATACTGAAAGTTTTTACAACGAAGATTTAGGGGGCGAAGTTTTAGTTCCCAGAGTTCGGATAAACGACAAAGGCCAACCTGTTGTTGTAGAAGATCCATATGGTGAAGCCATGGATCTTGGTGACTATATACTGGTTCCCGGACCTCCCGGCGATGAAACCGCCTCCCGGGCCACGGCCCTTTCCAAGTACATCAGCAACGTTTTGATTGGGGGCTCCCGTGGTAGTTTTGTAGACAAGCCCCTGTATGAGGAGGCTTTTTAGTGGCTGAATTTGGACTTCCTTCACTGGACTTGCCGGGCTTCGATATGAAGAAGGCTGCGGATGCTGCCCAGAGAGCGTCCAGTATAGGGGGCCTTTTCGGGGCCCCGGTCATGGGTCCGATGTCCGTGGCTCTTGGTTATATAAATCAGGGCGAGCGGGACAAGGCTTTGGGTTATCATAAACCTTCCATTCCCGGGCGGGCGGCCCGGTCTTTGATTCCAAGTTTTATGCAAAGGGATGTTTTGGGCACTTTGGGCCAACTGGGTCCCTATCAGCAGGCTCTTTATGATGACGCGCCTCTGGCCCAGCGGCAGCAGGGTGCCAAGCAGACGCAGTATATGCACATGTATACCCCGGAAGACCGGGCGCTTATGTCGGAATCGGAGCTGGGCTGGGATTATGATATAGCGGACCCGGACCCCGCAACGTCTGTTGCAGATGTTGAAGGTGTCGCCGGGGTGACGATGGACTCTAACGAGCACTACCATGACGACCCGATGGACGAGGCTGCCGAAGAAGCGGCGGAAGCGGACGAAGAAATGGGGTTTGGTGAAGATAGCGGATGGGCCCGGGGAGGTCTGGTTGACGAAGATATGTGGAACGGCGTCGGGAGCCTGATGAACCGGCGTATGCTGGAACTGGCTAACGGTGGTCCTGCAGACAAAAAGGCTGCTTTGGCTAGATTCTGGGAGGAGAAGTCCGGTTATGATTACGGAGGGTTTTTGCCGACTCGCACACCTTCTAAAGGCATGGATATTGATGAACTCAGTACCGACCGGAAAAGTGGTTTTGATCCAGCAGGGGGGATTTTAGGTATACTAGGACGCGCTGTCTGGGCTCCGAAGCGTGTAATAGAAGGAGAGGTAAGCCCTATGGAAGGCGCATGGCAGGCAGGCCAGGGTGTTACTATAGGAGGAATGTCATCAAGACTGTTTCCTGTTAAAGGGCCCGGAATGGTTGCCGGGATGTTTGCTGGAAAGGAAGCGAAGACCGCCGACCTAAAAAAACTTGCCCAGGCTGAAAAAATGGCTGAGAGGGGTCACTCCCGGGAAGAAATATGGGATCAGACGGGTTGGTTTCGATGGATGAGAGACGGCGAGCCCGTCAGTCCATGGAAGTTTGAGATATCCGATTTGGGTTCTGCGGCTATTTTCAATCCAAGGGTTCAGACCCCTACGGGTAGGATAAAAGCTGCCGCGAAACCCGTAATTAGTGATCTTCTAAAACACCCGGAGTTATATAAGGCCTTCCCCGGCGCGGGGCCGGGTCCCACCCCCGCCCATACAATGTTGAAATCTATAGAAGAGCAACGTGCAGCTCTTGCGATGAAGCTGAAAGAATTAAAAGCGAGCAAAAAGGATGCCAACGAATACGGGGCAGAACTCCAGAAGCTGGAAGAACAGGATATGGCCCTTCTCCAGCAGTACATTAAAGTAAAGAACGCCGGACAACCCGTTTCACCGGCTGTGTCTTCAGAGTCCCCTTACAGTTGGGAGTGGGAAGCCCTTGCTAAGGCTGAAAAAAATCCCAAACCCCCATTTGACGCATGGGACCTCTATAAGCGCCCCATGCAGGATATTAAACTTGAGACAATGCCCAGTAAGATATGGGGCGGTGCAGACTATCTTGCCCGTGCGGACAGGATTCGTGCAAAAAGAAAACCCGGACAGCCTCTCTCCAAACATTTGCAGAAAATACCGTGGGACGAAACAGGCAGGTATGTTCAAGACTTCTCACCTAGTCAGGCTCGTGCACATTATAAAAGGCTGGCACACCTGCTTGAAAAAGAAGGTATCTCACTAGACACGAAGTATACGGGACAATATTGGTCAGATGTTCATACCTTACGCAAAGGAACAGAGCCCATCGACCCTAAAGACCTTCCTGGTAGCCCGCTCTCCGGGCGGTCTGATGTTAATTTAAAAAGAGCGTGGGACGAGCTGGTTGCTGGCGGCACTATTTATTATAAAAAGGACTTTGACAGAGGAGAACTTTTCCGTGGCGACATGACCCATGAATTGCAACATGCGATTCAAGGCCGAACTCCCGGGTTTGAGCGTGGCGCAAACCGCCAGGAGTTTTTAAAGACATTAGTAAAGGATCGTGAAGGCAAAAAACTCTCTGCCACTGAGATATACATGCGGATACTGGGTGAAATGGAAGCACGACTCGCTGATACGCGAAAAAATTTGACTGACAAGCAGAGAGAGAAGCTGTATCCCTGGACTAAGGAAGGCGGTCTTGATCGTCCGGAAAGCGACCTTCTTTTAAGGTCGGATTTTGGAACTGGCGGTTTCGTAGACAAGCCTTTATATGATCAGCCGAGGATGATAGGGTAGATTATGCCCCTAACGAAAAAAGGCCAGAAAATAAAACGCAACATGAGCAAGACTTATGGTAAGAAGAAAGGCACAAGAGTCTTTTATGCTTCCATAAATAAGGGTAAGGTTAAAGGCGCGGAAAGAAAAAAAAGGAGGACTTGATATGCCAAACGTTATGGGCAGGGAATTCCCGTATACGCCGGAAGGAATGGCGGCGGCAGAAGATTACCGGAGTTCGATGGGAATGCGCGGGGGCGGTATGCTGGGTTTCCGACCCGTTGGTTATCAGGACGGGGATCTCGTAGATGAAGAACTGAATACAGTAGAGCAACTTCGCAATCGGTTTTATGAACTTAGAAAGCTTATTTCTGATGGGGCTTCGGGTGCCGAGGAAGAGCTGCTAAAGTTAATTAAAAGAGAGGAAGCGGGGCTACGTGCCTCCAAGGACCCTAAAATGAATCAAATCATAGATAATTATATAGGGGACATTTCTATTTCGCCGGGGCCTCTGGGGCCTCCGGATCTGCAGCAGTACCAGGTAAGAAAAATGCTTCAAGGCGCTGGAGATCAGCGGCTTTCTGATCGAGATGTTCGGGCTATGCAAGATTTTGCACCTCAGGAGCCTCCAGATCAGATTTCCACTACAGACCCTTACTGGGGATTTGGCTATCAAGAAGAGTATGACCCCTATGGACAGGAAACCGCCGATACCCAATGGGTAGAAGGATCTACAGGAAGACATCAAGGACAGCCTTATAATAGGAAAGCCCGTGGCGGTCTTATGTCACTGGCCCGCAGACGCGGGTACGCGGGATAACCGCTATGGCGAGAGCACCTTTACCGAGAAGCAATTTCGGCACCTCTTCCCTTGTAGAGAGACGGGATTCCATCCCCCCGGTGGACCTGGAAGAAGGGGAAGGGGCCGAGATTGCGGTTGAGGATACCACGGTCATTGAAACCCCGGGCCTTAATATTGAAATGGAGGAGGACGGCGGAGTAATCGTGGATTTCGACCCACGGTCCATGGGCCAAGACTCAGGGGATTTTTACGAAAATCTGGCAGAATCGGTTGATGACCGCGTGGCGACGGCGATTGCTTCTGATTTGTTGGAGCAGCATGAATCCAACAAGAGTGGGCGCAAGGAATGGGAAGACGCTTACCGCACCGGTCTGGAGCTTCTGGGTTTTAAATATGAAGACCGCACGGAGCCTTTTCGCGGTGCGACCGGTGTAACGCATCCGCTTCTGGCAGAAGCGGTAACACAGTTTCAGGCACAGGCTTTTGGGGAACTTCTTCCTTCCGGCGGCCCTGTCCGGACGGACATTATCGGCAAGGTCACGCCGGAAGTTGAAGAGCAGGCGGATCGCGTCCGCCATTTTATGAACTACCAGATTACCTGCGTAATGAAGGAATACACGCCGGAATTTGACCAGATGCTGTTTTACCTGCCTTTATCGGGTTCTACCTTCAAGAAGGTCTATTACGATGAATTTCTAGGCCGCGCTGTAAGCCGTTTTGTCCCGGCAGAGCAGCTCATGGTTCCTTATACGGCAACCGATCTGGAGACAGCGGAGAATGTGACCCATGTCATACAGATTACGGAAAACGAACTTCGCAAGAAGCAGGTCGCTGGGTTTTACCGGGACATTGAAGTCTTGCCCGAGCAGGCCGATCCTTCCACGGTTCAGGAGGAAATGGACGATATTTCGGGAATTACGCCCTCTTACCTGGATACCGATGTCACTTTACTGGAATGCCACGTCAACCTTGATCTGGAAGGCTACGAGGATACCGGCAAAGATGGCGAACCGACAGGAATAAAGCTGCCGTATGTTGTTACGGTTTCCGAAAACAACGGAAAAATCCTCAGCATACGCCGGAATTACGATCCGCAGGATTCCGAACGCAAAAAGATACAGTATTTTGTACATTTTAAGTTTTTGCCGGGGTTTGGTTTTTACGGTCTGGGTCTTATTCACATGATTGGTGGCTTGAGCCGGACAGCAACGGCGGCTCTGCGGCAACTTATCGACGCGGGTACGCTGGCTAACCTTCCCGCAGGATTTAAAGCGCGGGGTTTACGCATAAAGAACGACGACGATCCGCTTTCGCCCGGTGAATTCCGGGATGTGGACGCACCGGGAGGCGTGATTCGGGATTCCTTGATGCTTCTTCCTTACAAAGGGGCCGATTCGACACTTTTTCAACTTATGGGCTTTTGTGTGGAAGCGGGACAGCGGTTTGCCTCGGTTTCCAACCTTCAGGTTGGCGACGGCAACCAGCAGGCCGCCGTTGGAACCACAATTGCGCTCCTTGAACAGGGCGCAAAAGTTATGTCAGCCATTCATAAACGGATGCACTATGCCCAAAAAGAGGAGTTTTTCCTTCTGGCGGACGTTTTCGGACAGTATTTGCCCGAAGAATACCCTTATAACGTTGTTGGAGCGGAACGCACGGTAAAAGCCAAGGATTTTGATGACCGGGTGGATGTTGTACCGGTTTCCGATCCCAACATCCATTCCATGGCGCAGCGTGTGACTTTGGCCCAGATGGAGCTTCAAATGGCTCAATCTGCGCCTGATTTGCACAATTTATATGAAGCTTTCCGGCGTATGTACAAAGCGGTAGGTGTCAAGGACGTGGATGCCATTCTTAAACCTGTCCAGCAGGGGGATCCGGAGCCGAAGGATCCTGCTGTTGAAAACTCGGAGGCTTTGGAGAACTTGCCTCTGAAGGTTTTTGAGGGTCAGAACCACGATGCCCACATTTCGGCGCATTTGATTTTTGGATCTTCCGGTATTGTTTCCCAGATGCCTCAAGTCGGCATGGAAATTCAGAAACATATCATGGAGCATATTTCTGTAAAATCCAAGGAGCAGGTTGCGGCACAAATGATGCAACAGTTGCAGGGGCAACAACCTAATGAGCAGCAGATGGTGGAAATAGAGAGCATGGTCGCGCAGCTTATTTCTCAAGGTATGCAGGAAGTCAAAGCCCTGAGCGCACAAATAAGTGGAGAAGGGCAGCCGGATCCGTTATTGGCCCTGAAAGAAAAAGACCTTGAAATTCGGGCACAAAGGGATCAACGTGAGTCTGCAATAGATGAACAACGGCTGGCTCTTGATAAAGAAAAGACAAATATCAATGCACAGCTAGGTTCAGAGCGTATTCAGAGTACCGAGGATATTGCACAGGCCCGGATTGACGCAGCCCGGGAACGTGAGTTGATGAAACAGCAGCATGATAGGAGAACAGATGGCTGAAAATAAAGTAGGCGTAATTCGCAAGGGGGAAGTTATAAAGGACCAAGGTTTTGTTTCTTATAAGGCCCCTGAAGATGTAAGCACCCCCAATGTCGCCAAAAGTTCTGTTGTACACGGCAAAAAGAAGGGGATGGGCGCGGCCTTACGGGGCGGCAAATATACTAGCGCATGAGGTTTTAAAATGAAATGGATTGTAGAACGAGTGACAGAGCCTTCTACCTGGGCCGCGATAGGCGCAGGCGTGGTAGGCGTGGGTGTTCTTATTAACCAACCCATCGTTATAATAATAGGTATTGTCGGTGGCGCAGTTGGTTTTATACTCAAGGAAAAAGGCATTATATGAAATGGGGAAGGATTTTTTTCGTATTCTTTGTCCTGTTGTTGCTTTCTGCAACAGCCAAGGCTACAGATACGGTAACTTCCTCCACTATTTCGAGCACCGTTAGCAGTAGTTCCAATACAGTTTCTACTTCATCCGGGAATACGGTTGTTGATAAAACACCTTCAACAGCCACTTCCCCAAGTGTAGTCATTAATAACTCAGATGTCTGTGTCACAGGGGTTTCCGGTGCTGTTCAAACTAGTGTTTTTGGTTTAAGCGGCGGAACAACCATCAGGGATGAAAACTGCGAAAGGTTAAAATTAGCTCGTAGCTTATACGGCATGGGGTTGAAAGTGGCGGGTGTCAGCTTGCTTTGCCAAGATGCAAGGGTTTTTGATGCCATGATGAGTGCGGGAACGCCGTGTCCCTTTGAGGGTAAAATAGGGGATATCGCAAAAGCAGCTTGGTTGAAAGAACCTATGAAGGCTCCAGAAAACACAACTATCCGACTTGTAGCTGAAGCTAAGGCGCTTGAAAAGCAGAGACTTGAAAACGAGCTTGAAGAAGAAAACGAGAATACAGAATGAGACTTTTATCCGTTTTAACGGCAGCTTGTATTTTTTTCGGAGGGGCCGTTTGTGCGGAAGACTTGACTACAGGTAATCTGGTTCCGGGCATGGGTGATTTTAGTACGTCAGGGAGCACTTCTGTAGGAACAGGACAGGGTTGCTCAAGCGGAGCTTACTGTACCAGCGGAACGCAAGGCGGAGGCGGGACTTATACTTCAAATTTTAACGTTCCTTTAACCGAAGGGGAAGTAAAGCAGGGTTTTACACTGAATAGCGGAATTACTATTAACAGCCATCAAAGTAATTCATATCTTGATTCCTGCACTGATGTACTGCAGTCAGGGGACTGCCGCGATATTTTTAAACTAACGATTACATTAAAAGATGACGGAACGGCGGTAGAAACTTTTTCGCATCAGGAAGAATTAAATTGGACAGGGCTAAAAGATTTTACCTACACCGATACAGTGGCGGCTAATGATTATGGCGTTTTGACAGGGGTTTTTTCTTTATTCGGCATAGACGCGGGCTATCCCTACGGATTTTATGGGCCTCAGTTTTCTGACCCCAGCCTGACTATTGACTATACGACAGTCTTGGTTCAGCAACAGATTGAAACAGAAATCCAGCAAACGGTTGAGCAGACTACGCAGGCAGAAATTATACAGGTCGCAGAAGTGGCCGTTCCTGTAACGACTGTTTCTACAACTTCCTCTGCTCCCCCTCCCGTTGCGCCTCCCGTTGTAACAACACCGACGACAACGCAAGATACGTCCTCTCCAAATACACAACAAACAACAGCGCCACCTGTGGCTCCGGCAGCCCCTTCTGCTCCTGTTATAGCGCCAGTAGCTTCGACTACAGAAGAGAATAGCCAGCAGGAAACACAGGCCGAGGCTGAAATTGAAGCGGAGCTTGAAACGCAAACTGAAACCAGCACGACGGAAACAACTGAAGAAACAACAAATGAACCTTCTGATACATCATCAGGAGAAACGGCACCTCCGCCAGCAACCTCTACAACAGCCAAAACTGAAACTTCCCCAAAAGCTAAAACTAAAGCGACGAAAACGGTCAAAGCAAAAGTAAAAATGTCTCCGGCGCAGGCTGCACAGGTTGTTGTGAGTCGGATTGCTCCTAGCCAGAGATATGGAAGCAATGCCCAGACAGTAACAATGGTTGCCATGGGGATGATTGCTCAGACAAGTGGGCTGTTAAAATCAAAAGGTCTTCCGGATGCCGTTAAATTTTTTAAGACTACAAAAATCCCAGACGGGCCAAGTCTTGTTGATCCTTTGCAGAATTATGTCTTGTTCGGGACATCAAATGCGGCCCATGATGCGCTTGTTGAAAGCCAGTGGAGGAAATAATGGATAACATCAAAATAAATTATGCCTTGATATTCGCGGTCATACTGCAAGCGATAGGATTAATCTGGTATGTATCCAAGCTGGACAGCAAGGTGGAAGCTGTTTACAAGTTTTATCAGGAAGAATCCCAAAAATCAGTTGTTGTTACCCAAGCAAAAATGAAGTTTGATCTAGAGCTTCTTAAAAAAGACTTGGCGATAATCAAGGCTGATCTTAAAAAGAACCAAGACAAATCAAAAGAGATTGTCCAGCAACACGGGAAAATATTTGAGCTTCTAAAGAATAAGAAAACAATTCCTTCAGGATATAACTATGGTAATTAAAAATGGCTGAAGTCGATGTCGGCGGTGTAAAATTCAAGGGCGGCAAGCTGGTTGTAGTGTTCACGCTTATATCCACCCTTGGCGGCGGCTTGTGGGCAGGATTTGAATTTTACAAAGACTATATGGATATGCGGGAGAAAATCGAAAGCTACACCGCCCCTGATTTAAGCGGCTTTGATAAAAAACTAGCTGTAATGAACAAGACAATGGTTGGCGTAAGTAAGGAAATGGCCTCCGTTCGGACGAGGGTAGGTGAAATCCAGACTGTTGTGAGGGATATTCGGTCAGATACACGGGCTGAAACAGACAAGGTTTACGCCAGCATAGCGGCTGTCAGTAAAAGATCACGGGCCTTGGATGCTGAAACCCGAGGTGTTATGCGTCGAACGGAGAAAACTGTTAGGGATGTAACCACCCAGAATGAAAAACACGTTCGGGAAGTTGTCGAGGGCGCAACGACAAGGATGGATAATAAGATTAATTCCGCCAACACTCGGTTTGATGCAAAGATCAGTTCTGTAGATACAAAACTGGATACATTGGAAAAGCGGATATTCAAGGCCATTAAACGGGCCTTGGATAACCCCTTGTTAAAAAGGAAATAAAGATGGCAAAAAAACCAAGGAAAACCCTGCAGTCTGATTCAGTTTACGAGGAGTTTGATGTAGATGGTGACGGTATTGTTTCGGATAAAGAACTTGCTACAGTAAAAGCTATACACGAAGCAGAGACAGCAGAAGAAAAGGCAGATGCCCAGCGCCAAATGGCCTGGATATCCCTTCTTTCCATGCTTGTATTTACGGCGCTGGTTTTCTTACCTATTTTTCCGGATAGTCGTATTAAAGCTCTGGCTGATTTATTTGGTTTATTCTATATTGGCATGGCCGGAG